TTTGTCTGGCGCACAATACGCTAGCTGGGTATGGCTCCCACTCGACTGCGCAGACTGTGCGCCATCCAAGGAGCTTGCCTCCGAGTATTCCTCCACCAGCGCCTGCGAAAAGAGCCAGCTCATTCATTGCCACCCTTAAACTTCTCCAGCGCAGTCACTTCAATGTGGTCCACCAAGCCTTGCAAGATGATGTGTGCAATGTCCACATCAGTGCCAGCGATGTATGCGTTATTGAGGGTCATTGATTCATCATAGTCAGGCTCATAAGGCAAGGCGGTGTAATCTGTCGAGCCTTTCTCTTCTGGGCTGTATTCCAAGAAGCAGACTAGGGCCACATCTTCAATGCAGCACTCGAACTGGAACAAGTCTTTGGGGCATGGGGGTGTCGGTTTCATGGCTCAACCCCTCCAAGCCAGCATCACGCCAATGCCACCAAAAATAATGATGGCCAAGATGCATTCGATCAATGTGCTAATGATTTTCTGTTTCATCGGTTTCTTTCGTTAATGGGGCCGAAGCCCCGTGGGTTTAGTTAAGAATTAAACGGCCAGTCAGGCCAAAGGATTGAAGCGTTTTGATGGCATTTTCAATTGCTTCCCTACGGGTATGACCATAAAACACAGGCGGCACATTTGTGCTGGGCAAAGCACAATCAAATTCAACCACCCAAGCTGGTGGCACAGTGGCGCGAATGCGAGGGTTGTACTGCTCTTGTTGGAAATAGCAATCAGCTTTTAAAGTTGTCGTTTTCATTTCGTTTCTTTCGTTTAAGTAGTAGGAGTAACGAAGTATGACAGAAATGAACTATCTGTAAAGAATTATTTTTATGTGTTGTTTTTTTACATATACCGCAATTAGAATGCGGCCATGGAATCAATTCACACTATCAGGGCAAGGGCCAAGGCTCACAAGATAACCATGTCTGCGGTGTGCGAGGAGGCTGGCATCCAGCAGTCCCAAGTCAGCCGGTGGCTGTCTGGAACTGTGGAGCCATTGTGGACATCAGTCAATCAATTGCACTTGGCGCTTAATAAACTGATCGACAAATCACCAGTCATTGTCGATTGAAGGTGCGGCAGCTGGCGCCTTGCCGGCCACCACGCCAAAGTCAGATGCAGCCGATGGCTTTGCACCACCAAGCGAGTCACCCTTGGCCAAGAGCATGATGTTGTTCAAGCCATACGACACGCCCTTGTTGCCTGCCTGGTCATAGGCATAGGCATTCAAAGAAACCCTGCCATAGTCGCCAGAGACAATATCTTGTGATCCAAGAATGTCATGGCCATGGGCATCCACTGCACCAGGCTTGTTGGTGCTTTTGGTGTTGAAAAAGTAATGCCCCGCATATTCAGCACTCAGTGGTGATCCATCCGACTTGGTTTCAGTATCGCCATCACGCAATGGATTGCGAATGGTTTTCGGAATCTTGTCTCCAAACTTGGCTGTCAACGCTTCTTTGGCTGCGGCCTTTAACTGGGCCACAGTGTCAAGGTCAGTCTTTGGGACCAACACCTGCGTTGAGAACTCTTCTTTGCCGTTCATCTCATTCTTACGCGCTGTGAGTGCTGAGAAATAAGAGAAGCGAACTTTACCGGTTACGACTCGTGTCATGGTTTTTTCCTTTTAAGGTTTACACGTTTTAACGATTTAATCGTTTTCTGCGATTGCAGAAATTGCACTTTAGCACAAATCGGATATGATGCAAACAACTTAAAACGAGGAAACGATCATGCAGTTATTCCCCCACCAGCAAGAGGCCAAGCTCTTCTTGCTGTCTAGGCGCAGGGCCATACTGGCCGACCAGCCACGGGTGGGCAAGACGCTACCCACAGCAGCTGCAGCCCTAGAAAACCTCCCAGCCCTGATCGTCTGCCCAGCCATCGCCAAGACAGTCTGGGAGGCTGCCTTTGCTAGGCTGGCGCCCAAGACTTCAGTCTATGTCATCAATGGAAAACGTGAGGCTGCACTGCCAAATTCAGCCGATGTGACCATCATCAACTACGATGTTTTGCAATATGCACAAACGGATTTGGACAGATATAACACTCTAGTCTTGGATGAGTGCCACAGGATTAAGAATCCAAAAGCCCAAAGAACGAAGGCTGCAATGCTGGCCATGAAGAAAGTGGACCATGTTTATGCACTCAGTGGCACACCCATACCCAACCGGCCCATCGAGCTGTGGCCCATCTTGCACGGCCTTGGCATCTACCGAGGCGGCTGGTACGACTTTGCAGCCCGTTACGCAAAGATGTGGAACGCGCCATGGGGCTTGGACACATCAGGCGCCAGCAACTTGCCAGAATTGAAAGAACTCATGCGGCCCCATGTCCTGAGACGCAAGAAGGAAGACATCTTCAAAGACTATAAAGACCCGCAAGTCAGTCTGATCACCTTTGATCTAGCCAATGACAAGCGTGAGCAGGCCTTTGATGCCGATGCCTTGATGGCAAACCCCAACGCGCTCATGGCCTTTGAAGGCTTGGCAGAGATCATGCGCGAGGCCGGTATGCGCAAGGTGCAATACGCTGCCGACTTCATCGATGACCTCTTGCAGGCCAACGAGCCGGTGGTGGTCTTTGCGCACCATAAGGATGTGGTCCAAGCACTGCAAGATGAACTCAAGGTCCACAAACCCGTGATTGTGGTGGGTGACACATCAAGGGCCAAACGCGACAAGGCCATTGCAGACTTTCAGTCTGGCAAGACCCTGTGCATCATTGGCAACATTGCCGCCATGTCTGAAGGTGTGGACCTCTCAGCTGCCGACACGATTGTCTTTGTCGAATGCACTTGGTCCACCTCGGCACTGGAGCAGGCATCAAGCCGTGTGGAAAACATCAACAAGTCAGGCATTCCACCCGTCATCTACATTCTGACTATCAAGGCATCACTGGACCACAATGTGCTGGCCAAATGTTTAAAGAAGCTCAATGTCGTCAATCAAATCATTTAACCAGGAGAAACCATGCAACACGAAACCAGAAAACACGCTCGCCTCTCAGCATCCAGAACAGACCGCTTCATGTCTTGCCCTGGCTCATACCGGCTTGAGTCCCTCATGCCTTATGAACCCGCAGGCGAGGCGGCTGCCATTGGCACAGCCATCCATGAACTGTCTGAGATCATCCTGTCTGGCAAAGAAGTGCCAGCTGGAACTGACAAGGACCATGTGGCTATGGCCCAATCTTACGCAGACTTTGTGAACACTTTGGTCGAAAATCCCCGTAAAAAACTGATTGAAGTCAATTTAGACGAAGGTCTGAAGTCTCTGCACCCAGCGCTTGGTGGCACGGCTGATGCCATCCTGGTCGATGGGGACCACCTCCATGTCATCGATCTGAAGACGGGCCGTGTAGCCGTTGACGCAAATGAGAACAAGCAGCTGCTGACCTATGCCCTTGGTGCAATGCGCCAGCTCAAGGCGCCAAGCAGCATCACCTGCACCATGCACATCTTTCAGCCGCGGGTTGGCCACAGCAAGTGGACAGTGTCTGGCAACTACTTGAACTTGCACGGTAGGCGATTGCTGTCAGCAGCAGAGCTGGCGCTCACAAGCGATGCACCTACAAACCCAAGCCCCGACGCCTGCCGGTACTGCAAGGCCAAGACCATCTGCCCAAGTATGCGTGAGAAGGTCCAAGAGGTCGCTAGGAACGATTTTCTGCCTGATACCACTGTCACCCCTGAGATGCTCGATGACGCATCACTGGTGGCCGCATGGGCCGATGCAGTGCAGTCTGCTGCCAAAGAGCAGTTGACCAACGGCAAAGCAATCACTGGCTGGACCATGCGCGTGGGTCGCAAGACCAAATTCTGGAAGGATGAGAAGCTGGTCCAAGAAGCATTCAAAGACTTGCTCATTGCCTGGGAGCTGAAGTCGCCCAGTGCTGTCTTGAAACTTGGTGTCGAGGTTTCCGAAGACCTAGTCGGTGAGAAGGTGGCTGCTGCCAGTTTGGTGAGGGCTAAAGAATGACACAAGATGAAATCATTGAGATAGCCAAACAGGCTAGGTTTTATGTTCAAGACGATGAAGCCTACAGCCCATCTAATCAGGAAGACTTTGAATTGACTGAACACCTTGCACGCTTTGCCAAGCTAGTAGCACAGCATGAGCGTGAGGCGTGTGCAAAGATTGCAGACATTGCAGAGCCTTACCAAAGTGCTGATTTAATCAGAGCAAGGTCCAAGGAATAGAATCCAATCCCCTGCCAAAAGAAAAGACCTGGTAGCGCGTAAACGCTACCAGGCCAAAGGTCAACTCTCATGGCAACTTACAAATGAAACCCCTAACTAAAGGAATTTCAGTGCCAACTATAACTGAAACACCCCTGCCAGACACGTTCAGCCAGTCCCAGTCTGTCGCCTGCAAGATAGGCGCTGTCGCCCCAGATGCCGTCTTCTGTACCTTTGCCCTGCAAGGCAGTAAAAAGATTCCATTTAAGCGAAGCGGCCAAGGTGTTGCCCGTGACACCGACCAGACAGACCTTTACAACGCTGAAGACGTTTGGGCCATGGAAGAGGCCCCACATGGCCAGTATCTCGGCCTAGTCCAGCAGCGACCCATCATCAGCGCATCAGGCAACTATCTGGTTTGCCTCGATGTGGACATGAAGCACGCCTCTGGCCCCACCAACGTGGCCATCCAGCGCATGGCTAAGTACGTCAAGCAAAACAAGATGCTGACCGAGGTGTCAGTCTCAGGCCGTGGCCGTCATGTCTTTCTATGGGTTGCACCACCCAAAGAATCTGACCAGGTGCTGCCCAAGTACAAGCTAGGCGGTGGTCAGGAACTCGAAGTATTTGGCCTCCCAAACAGTGCCGGCAAGTCAGTGCTACTTAGTGGCAATCAATTGGTCGGTGAATTTCAAGAGGCCGTAGACCTCTACGATTTACTCAAAGACTGGGGCATCATTGAGCAGCACCAGCTGCAAGAGCCAAAGCCTGCACCAGTGGCCACACAATCATTTGACTTCACCCAATTAGGCTCAAGGCTTGAAGACAGCGACCTTGATCGCGCAGTCAAGGCTTTGCAGCATATTTCCCCAGACTGTGACTATGACCAGTGGATTGAGCTGGGCCAGGCGCTGCACACTGAATTTGGCGAGGCTGGTCTCGGCCCATGGATGACATGGTCCATGGCCGGCAACAAGTTTGCAGGGACCAAGGACATTGAGACCCACTGGAAGAGCTTCCACCAGGGCAAAGGTGTTGGCCTTGGCACACTCTTCAAGCACGCCAAGGACTGTGGCTATGAGCCACCAACTAAGCAGACCGAGCGCAAGTCAGCCGTGGAAGACTTTGCTGCGGTGATCCAGTCTGTGACCATGCCTGCACTAGACCAAGCACCACAAGGCTGGCCAGAGCGCCAGCTATCCATCGGCAACCTCAAGCCAATCCGCTACATGGTCAAAGGCTTCTGGGCGCACAGCTTTATGGTGCTGGCCGGTCAGCCTGGCATCGGCAAGACCACAGCAGTCATCAGTCTGTGCATGGTCATGGCCGGCTTACAGGCCAAAGACTGCGAACTGACTGCCACCAAAAAACGCAAAACAATCATAGTGACTGAAGACTCGGACCAAGTCGAAAGGACATTAACTGGATACGCCAGACATTATGGCATTAGCCCTAATGCATTATCCCAATGGTTTGTCATCATTGACGCCAAGAGGTCTAATGTGAAAGATTTACTTATGCTTGCACATAATGTGATTCACCACACAATAGATAATGTCCGGCCATTATTGGTATTAGATACTGCCAACGCGACAATGGATATTGATAATGAGAATGACAACTCAGAAGTGGGTGCATATATTGCCGCCCTTAAACAAACAATTTACATTCAGCTGGATACGCCAGTCTGCATCATCACACACACCAACAAGACCATATCTAAGTCAGACTCAGATGCCACAGCCCGTGGAGCAAGCGCATTCACCGGTGATGCAACCCTGACCGGTGTCCTCTTTGAAGATGAGACCAAGACCCGTTATATGCGCCTGGTTAAAACCCGCTACCAGCCCAACTTCAGAGAAATCAAGTTCAACTCAGATGTCTTTGCCGACACAGTCCTCGATGAAGACGGCGATATCCAAGAGCAGATGGTTCTTTTGGTCGTGCCAGCCAAGTCCTCGGAAGATGACCGAAGGCAGGCGGCCAACGACCGACAGAACGACAAGCGCCAGCAACAAGTCCAAGATGCCGCAGACGCTGCCTGCAACTTTGTCCAGTCCATCATCAACGCCAAAGGCGCTGTCATCATGCGCAGAGGCTCTGGCCGGCCAAGTGTCCCAAAAGAAATGCAATCAATGCACCAGCTGGAGTGGGCTGACATCTATCAAGCAGTGCCAATGGCTGACCAAAGCTATGCGAGACGGGCCGTTAGCAGCGCCATCTTCCAGCGCTTTGCATTGGACCAAGTAAGCTCTGGATGGGTTCAAATAAAGTAAACCGGTAAACCGGTAGTAAACCGGTAGTAAACCGGTATACCGGTTTAGATAAAGGCAGGTCTGTTGGTATAAGTGGGGGTCTTTAGACCCACTTATCCACAGGCCAATCTGGTCAGTTTTGATGGTCAGAAAAGTAAGGCGGTAAACCGGTAGATTTCCTTAACCCATACCGGTTTACTTTTCACTGTTTTTGGAGGTTTTAGATGGTCCAACAAGTTACGCAGTTATCCACAGGTTATCCACATTCTGAGGAATTGGTCGAAGATGAGCGCGTTTTCTGCCATCAGTGCAGTAAAGCGGTAGAAGTGGAGCAGCGCCAGTCCATGCCAGCCGAACAGATGGAAAGGCACAGGAAGGTCAACTCAAAGCCATTGCAGTGGATGTTTGACCAGGCAAAGGTTAAAGGTGGATGGGCAACAGTCACATGGTCCGAACGCCAGTGCGGCCAAACGGGCCTTGCCGCATTCCCGACCGACATCAAGCACCGCTGCCACATGTTTCAGACCAAAGCCTCGGCAGTAGAATCCGAAGAATGGTGGTTGACTTAAAACGCAAAAGAAAAAACACTGAACACATTGACCAGGTCAAGGTGGTGCAGCACTTTCGAGCGTTCTATCCGGACATCATCATTGCAGCAATACCCAATGGTGGCGATAGAACGGCCTCAGAGCGCGTTAGGCTGCATAGTGAAGGGGTTTTAGCAGGGATGCCTGATTTGTGCGTCCTAGAGCCTAAAAACGGGTTTCATGCGCTGTTTGTAGAGATGAAGACCAAGGCCGGTGTGGTTTCAAGCAAACAAAGCGCTGTAGGTTTGCAGTTAAATGCAAAAGGGTATCGAGCAGTGGTCGCCAGATCAGCTGCCGAAGCAATCAAAACAATCGAGGAGTATCTGAATGGCACGCAACTCACTGGCTGAAATAGCCGACCAAGGCGCTGCAAACATTGCAGCAGCACAAGCCAGAAAAGCTGAAGTCAGCCTGGCCAACAAAGCTATCCACAAATTTGGTGGTGAGGATGCCGTAATCGAATTCATTGCATCGGGCGGCACGATCTCCGCACTGTGCAAGCTATTGGGGGTCGGGAATACCACGTTTGATCGGTGGCTAGAAAAAGGTGGCGAGACGCGCAGGACCGCCTACGCACGCGCACGTGTGCGCGCAGGGCAGAGTTTAGCAGAGCAAACCATCGATATTGCAGACGCTGCCACACCTCAAGAGGCGCAGGTGGCCAAGCTACGGGTGGACACAAGGCGCTGGCTGGCCTCCAAGCTCTCTGAAGAGTTCAGCGACAAGCAGCAGCCAATGGTCAACATCGACCTTGGGAGCATGGCCCTTGACGCATTACGCAAGCGATCTGTCGTATCACTAGACGATTCTGCATAAATGAATACCGAAGCATTCAGTCACTTTATACAACGACCATTATGTTAAGTGGATAACTCGTTATCCACAGAATTAAGTGCATCAAAGTATTACAAGCCTACTTATGCACAGGAATCTGTGGATAAGGTTGGCCAAAATCTGGGGGTAAGTCGGTGGTGGCCTGCTGGCGCCTGGTGGCCGCGACCCCCCCCTTGGCCGGTTTGGCGGGGGCGACTGTGGCGGCACTAAACACCTACAAAAAAAAATTTTTAAAAAACTTTTGAACTAGTTGACATAAAACGCAAAAAGCACCGACAATCTAATCTCCACAAACAACGGAGAAAACGAATGAAATCTAAGCTGGCGACAGTGGTTATTAAGGACCAAGAGTGGATAGTCTTAGACACTGATGAGGCTCAAGACAAGAAAGTGTTCTGCAAGCTAATGAGCTTGGATGGGACGATTGTCTGGCACGCATGGGTCGATATTAACTTGATCGTGGGGATAATATGAACATTACGTTATTAACTAAGGTGAGGCAATTGTTTAATGTCGATTATGTGCCTGCGCATACTAATAGACATAATCAATTGCAATATATCAAGGCATTAAGGCAATTAGGTAATAGGTGGTTAATTCACCCTGATAATAAAATAAATAGAATCCAATGAAGAGTAATTTTGTAAATAACCATATTAGGTTGAATGGGAACTGTCATGGCCACAAGTTGCAGTTATGCAATAAATGCGCTTTAAAAAAGCCACCAGAGGGTGGGGTTGAGATGAGTGCAACGAAGTGGATATGTGCATCGTGCTGGACCAATAGGGTGACCAGTCAGAACTTAAAGGAGATGGCCAAATGACTGATTTGTTGACAGCGATGCATTTGTCTGTGATGTTGTTGGACTTGAAGATCAGGATGATGGAGGCGATCAACGAGGAGAGGTTTGACCTGGCGATGACGCATCACTTGCTGATACTGGTGCGGACTGATGAGTTAGATGCGCATAAGTGGGCGATGAGTCCTAAAGCCTGGGCCATCTATGAGACTATCCATCCATGAGTAAAGAAAATGTGTTTGCTGCGTGGGTGCAGAGGTATCAGCCTGATCCGGTGCTATTTGTGCGGGAGGTGTTGGGGGTTGACCCTGACCCGTGGCAGGTGAAGTTTCTTGGTGCGATTGCGCGTGGGGATAGGAAGATCAGTGTCAGGAGTGGCCACGGGGTGGGCAAGAGTACGGCAAGCAGCTGGGCCATGCTCTGGTACTTTATGACTAGATCGCCAGTCAAGGTGGTGGTGACTGCACCGACAAGTAGTCAGCTGTATGACGCGATGTTTGCGGAGCTGAAGAGGTGGATCAATGCGATGCCTTTGCCTTTGCAGGGGTTATTGACTGTCAAGCAAGAGAGGATTGAATTCAATGCGGCTCCGACTGAGATGTTTATTTCGGCCAGGACAAGTCGGGCCGAGCAGCCAGAGGCTTTGCAGGGGATTCACAGTGAAAACGTGATGCTGGTGGCTGATGAGGCATCGGGTGTGCCAGAGCAGGTGTTTGAGGCCGCGGCTGGAAGTATGTCTGGGCATAACGCGGTGACGCTGTTATTGGGGAATCCGGTGAGAAGCAGTGGGTTCTTTTACGACACCCACACGCGCTTGTCTGATGAGTGGACCACATTCCAGGTGGCGTGTACTGACTCGCCACGGGTGTCGGATGAGTACGTCAAAGAGATGGCCATGCGCTATGGCGAGGAGAGTAACGTCTACAGAATCCGCGTGATCGGTGAGTTTCCCAAGGGGGATGACGACACTGTGATTGCCATGGATTTGCTAGAAAGTGCTGTCAATCGAGATGTGGCGCCAAGTGAGTACGCGCCCATGATCTGGGGCTTGGATGTGGCGCGGTTTGGTAGTGACAGGTCAGCGCTGTGCAAAAGGCAGGGCAATGCAGTCACAGAGAATATTAAGACTTGGAAAAATTTAGACCTGATGCAATTGACTGGTGCGGTGGTGGCCGAGTACCAGGCACTGCCACCAAGCCAGCAGCCAAGGGAAATACTGGTCGACAGCATTGGCCTTGGAGCTGGGGTGGTGGACAGGTTGAGAGAGCTGGGCCTGCCGGCCAGAGGCATCAACGTGTCCGAGTCACCAGCCATGGGCGGGACTTATAGGAATCTGAAAGCAGAGCTTTGGTACAGGGCACGGGCCTGGCTTGAGGCGCGGGACTGCAAGATGCCAAAGGATGATGTCTTGATATCTGAGCTGGCCACAGTGCGGTACTCATTCACCAGTAATGGCAAGATCGCCATTGAGGGGAAGGATGAGATTAAGCGAAGAGGGCTACCAAGCCCTGACAAGGCCGATGCCTTTGTCCTGACGTTTGCGTCTGATGCGGTGATGGGGATGTACGGCAGCAGTGGCTCAAGCAAGTGGAGCCAGCCACTGCGCAGAAACCTGTCGCGGGTTGCATAATTCGGGTATTGACAAACCAATGGGGGAAACCTATGAAGGCAATGAGTAAAGCGCAAAAGAAGGTCGGCAAGGTGATGGGTGAGTACAAGGCCGGCAAGCTCCACAGCGGTGGCACTGGCAAGGTTGTGACCAACCCCAAGCAGGCAGTGGCCATTGCCATGTCTGAGGCAAAGATGCCCATGCGCGGTCAGCGCACGGCAAAGAACAAGGCGAAAAAATAATGGCCACCTTAAAACGCACCATGGAACAGGTCATGGACCGAGACATGGAAGAGGGCGAGGACATGGAGGGTGGCGAGAACTGCCCATTGCCCACGCAAGACATTACCCTCAACCTAAAGAACCGCGCCAAGGCAATCACCAGCGCGGCCTATGGTCCTGAGAACCCCAAGCTGCCGAACGAGGCGTTTTGGCGTAAGAAGTCAGACCAGTGGGATGTCAGCATTGAAGACTCAAAGAAAAGCCTATGCGGTAACTGCGCGGCATTCAATGTGTCTGACAAGCTAAAGAACTGCATTGCCCAAGGTATTGGCATGGAAGCTGATCCATGGGGAACAATCAAGCTGGCCGATCTGGGTTACTGCGAAATATTTGATTTCAAGTGCGCAGCCAGCAGAACTTGTGATGCATGGGTGGTCGGTGGCCCCAATACGGGTGAGCAGGGCGGTGAAGAATCTGAAAACTATGAAGAGGATGAATCATGAAAGCTGGACTTTACGCAAACATTAACGCAAAACAAGAGCGCATCAAGGCAGGCAGCAAAGAGAAGATGCGCAAGCCTGGCGCGAAAGGCGCGCCATCAGCTGCCGACTTCAAAGCCGCGGCCAAGACTGCAAAGAAGCCAAAGAAATGAAGACACCGGCTTGGCAGCGTAAGGAGGGCAAATCACCCTCTGGTGGGTTAAATGCCAAGGGCCGTGCCAGTGCGAAGGCGCAGGGCATGGACCTCAAGGCGCCAGTCAAGGCAGGCGACAACCCAAGGCGCGCCAGCTTCTTGGCACGCATGGGCAATATGCCTGGTCCTGAGATGAAGGGCGGTGAGCCAACCAGGCTGCTGCTGTCATTGAAGGCATGGGGCGCAAGCTCCAAGGCGGATGCCAAATCTAAGGCGGCTGCGATCAGTGCCAGGAATAAGGCAAAGAAGTGATCTGTCCGATTGTCATTGCCACTGTCAGGGGCCAAGGTCTGGCCGTGTTGCTGGAATCCATCAAGCAATACGCGCCAGAGTGTCCGGTCTATCTGCGCGGACCTGAGTCGGTGATTGAGAGGTTTGAGGCTGACTACAAAATCTATGGCCAGCCGAGGAGCTTTGGCGAGGACTACAACGAGGTGATTGAGGCAGCGCTCAAGGACTGGTCAGCCTGCATTGTGGCCAATGACGACATCGTGCTGACGCCCACCAGCGTGAAGACGCTGATGGAAGATGTGCAGATTATCAAGACCATGAACAGCGTGAAGGCTGGGTGGGTGGCATCGAGGACTGATGCGGCTCGGCCTTGTCAGAATGTGCGGATCAGCGACCCTAATGAGAATTTGTATTTTTACAAATACCCATCAGAGTCGCACATCAAGATGGCCGAGGAGGTCAGCCCAATCTTTGCATGGATATCAAGTGATGCATTTGAGCAGGCAAAGTTTCCCCCTCTCAATTGGTACAGCGATGATGTGCATTGTAGGGACTTGATTGAAAAAGGATACTCACATTTTGTGAGCGCCAGTTATGTTCATCACATTGGCTCAAATACCATCGGTTTTAATGCCCAAAAGCTCCACGAAGACGCGCTACCATGGCTCAAAGAAAACAGACCTACCTATGCGAGTGCCTGGTTTGATTCTTAACTTGGGGTCCGGCAAGGACTGGAATCCTGAGTATCTGAATGCAGATATACAGGCCAGCAAGACGCCAGACTGGCTGGTGGATATCAGCGACATCAAGTGGGGCGACACGCTGGAAACTAGGTTTGGCCAGCTGGAAGTTGTGCCAGGAATGTTTAAGACGATTCTGGCCAATGATGTGCTGGAACACATCCCCAATCTGGTCGATGCCATGACCAACTGCAAAGAGCTGCTGAAGGTGGGCGGTGAGATGCGGATTCATGTGCCGTATGACTTGAGCCTTGGGGCGTGGCAAGACCCGACCCATGTCAGGGCATTTAACGAGAACTCATGGCGGTACTACACCGACTGGCACTGGTACTTGGGCTGGCCCGACCGGTTTGAGCTGACAACGCTAGAAATGAGGCTCTCAAAGGTGGGAGAATCATTAGAATTGCCCCATGACGAAATTATCCGCACCCCACGGGCTGTGGACTCTATGTATGTGGTTCTCACAAAGGTTAAACCATGATCGATAACATGACTGAAAATTTATCCACCGACATTGCAGCCACCGAGCCAATGGATGATGCAGAACTGCAAGCCATTGTCACGCAAGACCTGACAGATGCGGTGAGCTATGTGGACAGTGACCTGTCACCCACACGCGCCAAGGGGACTGAATACTATCGCGGTGATTTATTTGGCAATGAGGTCGAAGGCAATAGCAAGGTGGTGGCCATGGAGGTGCGGGACACTGTCTCGGCCATGCTGCCAAGCCTGATGCGTGTTTTCTTTAACTCTGAGAATGTGGTCGAGTTTGCACCCCGCGGCCCAGAAGATGTGAAGATGGCGCAGCAGGCGACCGACTACGCCAACTATGTATTCCAAAACGACAACAACGGGTTTTTGACGAGCTATGCGATTTTTAAGGATGCACTGGTTCGCAAATGCGGAATAGCGAAATTCTGGTGGGAAGATGACGAGAAGGTCCGGATTGAGGAGTACACCGGCCTCGATGACCAGACGCTAGAGATGCTGATGCAAGAGCCTGGTGCAGAGGTCAAGATCATTACGTCTTACCCTGACCCTGCTATTGACGAGGCGCAGCTCACAACTGTTGACCCGATGACTGGTGCGCCAGTGGTGATGCCTGCGCCCATGATCCATGATGCGCAGATCAAGCGCATCACAAAGGATGGCCGGATCAGGATCATGGCCGTGCCGCCCGAAGAGCTGCTACTGGACAGACGCGCCAGATCGTTTGACGATTCGACCATCATTGCCCACAGGCAGATGGCCACTGTGGCCGACCTGATTGCCATGGGCTATGACCAGGATGAGATTGAAGAGAATCTGTCAACGACAGACCTAGACAGCAATGACGAGTATTTGGCGCGTCAGCCACTGAGTACCACTTTTGGTACAAATGACGCTGCCAACCCGATGATGAGGAGAGTCTTGTACATCGAGGCTTATTCCCGCGTTGACTTTGATGGTGACGGCATTGCAGAGCTTAGAAAAGTCTGCTGCATGGGTGGTGGCTACAAGGTGGTGCGTAATCTGCCGGCCAGCTACATTCCCTTTGCTGACTTTCCCTGCGACCCAGAGCCACACACTTCTCCCTTGGAGGCCATGTCAATTTTTGACATTACCCGTGACTTGCAAGAGATCAAGTCGGAAATACTTAGAAACACATTAGACAGTCTGGCCCAGAGCATCCACCCGCGCACAGCTGTGGTGGAAGGCCAAGTCAACATCGATGACGTTTTGAACAACGAGACAGGCGCCATCATTCGCATGAGAGCGCCTGGCATGGTCCAACCCCTGACAACGCCATTTGTGGGTCAGGCCGCATTCCCGATGATGGAATACATGGACCAGATTAAGGAAGACCGCACCGGCATGAGCAAGGCGGCCATGGGTTTGAATGCTGACGCATTGCAGTCCAGCACCAAAGCAGCTGTGAATGCAACGATATCAGCAAGCCAAGGCCGTATTGAGCTGACAGCTCGAATTCTGGCTGAAGGCATGAAAAAACTATTCAAAGGCATTTTGTTCTTGGCCACAACGCACCAGGACAAAGCCCGAATGGTGCGAATGCGCAATGAGTGGGTGCAGATCGATCCAAGGTTCTGGGATGCCAGCATGGATGCCAACATCAACATTGCCCTGGGCAATGGCGACACCAACGAGAAACTGCAAGCGCTGATGATGATCATGTCTAAGCAAGAGCAAATCTTGCAGCAACTTGGCCCAACAAACCCCCTGGTCACGCCACAGCAATTTAGCAATACCCTGCGAAAAATCGTAGAGTTATCCGGCTTCAAAGACGCAACGAGCTTTTTTCAGAATATCCCTGCTGACTATGTGCCACCCACGCCACCACAAAAGCCAAGCCCCGAAGAGGTGCTGGCCCAAGTGCAGGCTGAAAGTATCAAGGCTGATATCCAAAAGAAAGCAGCCGAGTTGGAGTTAAGGCGCCAACAGATGGTCATGGATGACGATCTGGCCCGTGACAAGATGGCTCAAGATATGTATCTCAAAAAGTATGAAATTGAGTTAAAGTACAAATCACAGATCAGCACAGCGGAAATTGACGCTGCGCAGAATATTGATCGTGAAGCGATGCGTCAGCAGGCATTGTTGGCCCAGCAGCAAGCGGCACAGTTTGTGTCGCAGCCGCAGCCACCAGCGCCTGAGATGATGCCCCCATCAACCTTTAACGGAATGGCACAGTAAGTGACAAACGAAGACCAGGTAAACAAAGGCCGAAAGGCCAAGCAGCTGCTGGAGGATGAAACCC